CCTAATCCGGACAACAACTTTGAACTCTTTTTACGCTTCAACTTTTGGGGGTCATCTTCCTCCGTTTTTTAGGGGTCACTTTAACCGTTTTTTCCAACAAGGCCCCGAACATCATCCAGAAGATCGAAGAGCACCACTACGACGTGGACATCATCGGCGAGTTCTCGCTCTCGGTCGGCTTCCGCATCGGCGAGGCCATGTACGTATATGTCCCGGCGGACTACGACCCGACGAAAGCCATCATCGCAGACTCTTCGGACATCGTGGCCGAAGGCAGCGTGTGGACGCACGGAGGATCTGCCGGAACCGAGACGACAGATCCCGACCCCGACGCCGAAGGTGACGAGGAAACCGCTTAATTTCGAATAGACTATGGCACAGCAAATCAAATCAGTCCCCCGCCCCGAACCGGGCGCGGGGGTTCCGACCCCCAAAGGTGAATTCCTGTATCTGTACTTCACCGACGACATCGAGAAAGAACCCGACATCCAGCTGGGGAAGACAGCCTACACGGCCGAGGAGTTCGCGCTCAAAACCGGCGCCAAAGGCATCAAGTTCTACGCCACATCCGGAACCATCGAACCCGCCATCGAGAAAACCGGGGAGACCGATTCCATCGGATTCACGCACGGGATCAAATGGGCATATCCCGGAGCCGCGGCCGACGGCGTGATCTCCCTGCTGGCGAACCGCTCGGTCGTAGCGTTCCATCAGACCTGCGAGGGCGGGATTTCCCGAAAATACGGCTCCAAGTGCTGCCCCCTCTGTTTCTCGGAGATCACCTACACCGACAACAAGGAGGCCAACAAACGCGAAATCACCTTCAAAGGTGCATCTCCCGAAAAATACCTCCCGATCGACATCTCCGGAGATCTCCCCGCAGTCGAGGAGTTCGAGGTCGAGTCCGACGCCGGAGGTGAAACCGCTTAATACGCAGCTCCCATGACCCAAAAAGCAACGATAATCCAAACCCCGACGGCCCCAAAGGCCGCCGGGGATACGGGCGTCCAAGAGGAAGTGCGGGATATTAATTCGAAACAAGACGGCCGCGACGCCCCGGCCGAACCCGCCAAACCAGAAGATGCGGATACCAGAACATCGGTTGCATCCCAGGCGTTCGGAATCTCCGAGCGCACGGTCATCGTAATCGCAGCCGCAGGGGCAATGGCAGAACTCATGCTCCGCATGTGGCAGAAAGCTGCGGTGCCGGCCGACATCCGCATCGTCCCGGTGTTGTCGTTAGCCGAAACGATGGCTAACATCATAGCGGACGACCTGATTCCTGACGAATTCATCTTCGTGCCGCACGGATGTTTCCCAACGGCCAGGATGACGCTCGCGGACCTGAGTCTCTACCGCCGGCGCGTTCTCCCCAAGGGCAAAACGGCCGAACACACCGGACTCCCGATGCTCCTGACCAAAGAGCATCTCGTCGATACGCTCAAAGAGTTCACCGACCCGGTACCGCCTGCCGACGAGGATTTCATCGGGCGTTACAACGAGATCGCGCACGCCGGGGAGATTCCCAATCAGGTGGCATTCTCGTTCGGCAATGCCGTGGGATATGTCACCCGGCCCGACTTCTGCCCCGCGGTGCTGATCGACTTCCTGCGTCTGCGCAAGTTCGTATGCGTGACGCCCGAAGCGTTCCCCACAGCACAGCCTTATCTCGAGGAATATGCCAAACGGTAGGATTGCAGAGGACGTTCGCAAATGGTTAAGAGCCGGAGCCGGGATCAACGCAGGGCTCCGGCTCTTTTCCTCGATAAGCGCCAACCGCCATTTCGTCCGGATGGTCGCGGCCAACCCGTCGAAATACCGGCCGATGCTTATCGCCAAACTCTGCACCCTCACCGGAATCGACCCCGGCATTACCGAAGAAGAGCAGCAGACGCCCCCGCGGCCCAAATTCCGGGAACAGTACCCCTTTCTCCGGGAAACAGGATGCCCGCCCGAACTCAAAATCCTCGCGGCCGACAAACTGACAGCATGGGAGAATTACACGCGGGCACACACAGCGCTGTTCGACTGTACATCCCCCGAAGAATGCTACACAACAGCCCGGAAAGTTCTCGACAATTATCTGGAAAACCGGCAGATCTTCGAAGAACTCGACCATTACCTCCGACACCGCACGCCTCTCGGAGTGCATCCGATATTCGAACGGCTGCGCAAAATCCGCGCGTTCCGAAAACTCTCCATCCCCGAATTGTTCAAGGCGCAGAAACGGCTTCAATACCGCGTCTGGTGGCTGCGCAAAGTCATCGAAAAGAACGACAAACCGCATCTTCGGGGAAACCGCGAGGAGTTGCTCGCGGAATACGAAGCGCAGCTCCTCGAAGTAGACAAAATCATTGCAGCCTATGCCCGCAAGAAATAAACCATACGACCGGGACAAGATCGGCGCGACATTCTCCCCGGAACATCAGGAGGAGATCCGGATGCTGGCAGGACTGAACTATACGCCCCGTGAGATCGCCGATTACTTCAAGGTGGACCGCGAACAGTTCATCGCCGAAGCCAGTGATGCCGGCAGCATCGTTCGCCAGCTGATCGAACAGGGACAGATCCGCGTCGCAGCCGACATATCGCTCAAACTCTACGCCAACGCCAAAAACGGCGATGTCCCATCCATTCAGCAACTCGGCCGGATTCGACGCGAAAAAGCCTTTCAGGTGTCGAAACTCGACCTGTTCGGAGGATTCGAGGACAAGGAAATCTACGAGAAGCTCAACGAATACATTTCATCGGGGTGTTCCGCAAGCCTTTCGAGAGACGAACAGACGTTCTTCGAACTCCTTTCTACGATCAACTCTCTCGACCGGAAGTTCGGAAAACGAAACACCATCCGACTGCTGGTGGTTCAATACGGAATGACCTATGCGAAAGCAGTGGATCTCTACGAACAGGCCGACGCACTTTTCTATTCCAACCGAAACAGCGACCGCGAGGCCCTGCGGAACAAATACGCCGACATGCTCTACGACTGGGCCGTGCAGGTGGCAGACACGGCACAGTCGGCCAAAGATTTCGAGATCGCAGGCGATCTGATGATGAAAAGCCGCGCCGCCCGGGGACTCGACAGGGAAGATATCCAGAAACTCCCCGCGGCCATGTACCTCCGCCCGATACGTGTATTCTCGCTGACGCCCGAAATATCGGGACTCCCCAAGGTCAACCGCCAGCAACTCGCACAGCATATCGCAGCCCTTCAGATTCCCGAGCGGGAACGGCGGCGCGTCCGCAACGACGCATTCATCGAGGACGTAAACATCGAAGAATTCATCGCATATGCCGAACAGAGCCAAAATTAAAACAGGGGCAAAGCCCTATGTCGCCGAGGTGCTGATGAACTGGCTCGCGCAGTTCCTGGCGATGATCCTTCCGACCAACCTCGCGCTGATCGCAGGACGCGGATCGGCAAAAACTTCGGAAATTCAGGTCGAACGGCTGATCGCAATGATGTACGACATGCCCGGAGCCCCCGCAGCATGGGTGGCAGATACTTTCACCAACCTGCAAGCAAACGTATTGCCCACTGTCCTCGAAGGACTCGAAAGGAAAGGGTACCGGGAAAACACGCACTTCATCATCGAAAAACAACCGCCCGAATACTCGGATAAGGAATGCGAAGATCTCCCCCAGTGGCTCCGCCCGCATTTCTGGAAGCCGTTCAATAAGATCGTCAGCTACAAGCGTACGATCATTTTCTTCACGGGATTCAACCTGACATTCGGATCACTCGACCGCCCGGCCTCCTTGGCAGGCCGCTCCTACGTCCATGTGTTCGGCGACGAAGCCAAATATTTTCCCGAAGAGAAGATCGCAAACCTCCTGAAGGCCGTGCGAGGATACCGGGTGCAATTCGGGCGATCGCCGTTCTACCGCGGACGCACCTTCACGACGGACATGCCGAACGCTTCCAATGTCGGGGAGTACGACTGGATATTCAAGGACCTCAAGAACATGGACAAGGAGATGGTGCTCACACTCTACAAAACGGCCCTTGTGGTGAACGAGGCGACGCAGGAATATATCGCGGCAAAAGAACGGTTCATGCAGACCCGCACGGACGAAGACCGGAAAGAATACCGCAACAAGCTCCGCACGCTCAACAGATGGTATGCGGACTGGTACGAACTGCGCAAGCACCCGAAGGCCCGCACCGTATTTCTGCTGGCATCCTCGTATGTCAACGTAGACATCCTATCGCTCGAATATCTCGAAGATGCGATGTCTACACAGCTCGCGGATGTGAACGCCGCGATCCTCTCCATGCGCCCCAGACTCGAAGCAGGAATGCGCTTCTATGCCAACCTCGGAGAACGGCACTTCTTCGACGACGGGAATATCCTGTCAGTACAAAACGCATTCGGCCTGCGGGATCGGGAAGATTGCAGCGTCCTCCGTTATCTCGATCCCAAGCGCGCCCTCGACGTGGGAATGGATTTCGGGAATATGCAGTCGATGGTCGTGGCACAGGACGACGGACACATCCTCCGATGCCTCAAAACCTTCTACGTACTCCCGCCGGCGTTTCTGCGGGAATTGGCGGATGATTTCCTCGCCTATTTCGCACAACACAAAGAGAAAACCATAAACCTCTACTACGATCGAGCCGGAAACAACTACCGGCGCCAGAAAGAGGATTTGGCCTCCAAAATCAAGGAAGCCATCGAACGCGATGCCGATGGCAAGAGAACCGGATGGAAAGTGATTCTCAAATCCAGGAACCAAGGCAACATCGGCCAGGCTGACGAGTACGTCTACATGCAGGAACTCCTATCCGGACGGAATCCCCACCTTCCGGCCATTCTGATCGACACGTACAACTGCCGACCCCTTAAAGCGTCGCTCGAAGGCGCCAAGACACGGAAAACCGACAAGGATCAGATTGCAAAGGATAAACGAAGCGAAAAACTCCCGCCGGAGAGGCTGCCGATGGAATCGACCAACATGTCCGACGCGTTCAAATACCTCGTGATGCGCAAGACCTGGGTGGCTTTGACCCGTAAAGGCACGCAGCCGATCCGTGTCGATGCTGCAATCTAAAACCGGCTGACGAACACCATACGGTTCCCGCCCCGAAAAAAAATCGGGGCGTTTTCTATTTTTTTTCGGCAAAATATTTGCATAATAATTAAATGATTATTATATTTGTATCGTCAAACAAAGCAAATGAACTATGAACCCAAGCAAAGAACAAAAGGAGTTGGAAAAGGAGCTGATCTATTATTTGCGGCTTTTTAATGAACTCAAAGGCCGGAACGGGGCCGACAACATAATCCCGTTCATTGAGGCAAAAATCGACGAATTGGTCGAATCAATTAAAATGATGTAAAACAAATCCCCGCCGTGAGAGGGCGGGGAATCAAAACCGAAAAATATGGATATTAAAGCGAAAATGGACGATTTCAAGGATCGCTACATAGCGGCCCGAACGGAAGCCGAACGGGAAGCTATTTTCGACCAAATCCGCGCCGAAATGGACACTGATGCCGAGGGGGTTGCCAAGGCTGTTTTAGCCCAGATAACCGAAACGAACGAGCGGGCCAAAGAGGCCATCATCAAGGACCAGATAAAGGATATACTCCCCGTTATATCGCTGTCGTATATAGCCAAAGAGTACTTCGGCAAAACCAAAGAGTGGCTCTACCAGCGCGTAAACGGGAATATTGTCAATGGCAAACCTGCAAAATTTACTGACGAAGAAAAGCAAACTCTAAACTTCGCACTCAAAGACATCGCTAAAAAGTTGATGAAGATAAGCGTTTCATAGTATTGCTTTATTTGACACTAAACAGATCTGAAACGCCGCGCCCTGATTTTTTCGGGGCGTTTTTGCATTATTTCCCAAAAAGACCTGACCAACACCAGACTCGGTTTCACAAAACTGATCGCCTGCCGCATGGCCGACGAACTATTCGACGGGCAGCACGAAGCCGACGCCCCGGCCTGCTGATCCCCGAATACGATTCCGCCCTCTATGCACCGGCCCCGCTCCCCGCGGGGCTTTTTCGTACCTGTTCCATCCGGGACGAAGTATCATATTTCACCTTCCCGGGAGGCGTGCAATTGCACAAGGAGGAGAGAGCGGCTCGGGCTCAACTCGCACACAAAACAACCGTTTTTTCGAGCATTCGGTCCTCTTCGGTTAATTTCCAGCGTATTACGCCGAATCAACTCTGAAAAACCATGCAAAAACCACCTTTTTTCAAACGGGAATCGCCCCGTTTCTCTCCCATAAACGCATAAAAAGAGGGAGTTTGACGCACCCAAACTCCCCGAAACAGGAGAAATTCATCGTTTCCTCCGATGGATCTCAACCCCTATGTAGGGACAAAGATAAGGAATTTTCCCGACAACCTCGGTTTGATGTCACAAATTGTGACCTCAAATTTTGCAAGAACATGGTTTGCAAGTTACATTTGTGTCGTTAAAATCCCATAACCGGTACGATGGAGCAACTACAACCCATTCAGAGCAAAATTTACGAAATCCGGGGCCAGCGGGTCATGCTGGACTTCGACCTGGCAGAACTATACCAAGTGGAGACGAAAGCCTTAAATAGAGCGGTAAAGCGCAATATCGAACGCTTCCCCGAACGCTACATGTTTCAACTCAATAAAACAGAGTTCGAGAACTTGAGGTTCCAAATTGGCACCTCAAGAGCACACGGCGGAACCCGTTATCTTCCATACGCATTTACCGAGCAAGGGGTATCAATGTTATCTGCCGTATTGCGAAGTCCTACCGCGATACAAGTGAGTATCTTGATTATAGATGCTTTCGTAGCAATGCGCAACTACATCACCACAACAACCCAAATCACAGCAGAACTGGCCGAAATGCGGGCGAAACTTGCATTGTTGGAGCAGACGGGCAAGGACAATGCCGAAGCGGTCAGCGACTTGTCGGAAGATATGCGCCAAGAACTCGACAATATTTACCAAGCTATCGCGGCCCTCTCGATTAAAATTCCGCAGAACAGCAAACAGACCCGACCAATAGGATTCAAACACTCGAAAATGGATAAGCAATAATCTTGCCCATGAATTTATACCCCAAAGCGTGACAATCAGTCGCGCTTTTTTATTGCGTACTGAAATTCATCCGCCCGCCCCATTCCGTCATACTTTTCCGGACATCTTTTGTCCTTTCACCCCGCCAAATAGCAGGTATTTTTGCGTCATGGATCTGTATGCAGCCATCAAACAAATGCGGGAACTCTCGGATCGTCAAGAGCCGTTCTCCTTTTCTTTCATGTCGTGTTCCACATCGACACAGGAGAGCCGCGGGATCGTGGATGTGCGGCATGCCCGACTCCGCCCGCGGCCTCATGCCGACGGGAACCGCTTCGCCGAACTGCTCGAGGAGTACGTGGACCTCGACACCGGAGAAGCCCGCCGGTTTTACCGGCCGCTCCTGATGATCTTCAACGGACAGAAAGTAGTTTTACAATGAAGAAACAAACAACCGGCAAGAAACCGAAAATCCGACATCTCTCCGATTCGGCCGCTATCCTCGACTTCGGAGGTCAGGCCATATCGCTCTCGACCAGCCCCCGAAGCAGTCTCGACAGCTACATCTTCGACATGGCGGCCGACGGCGGAGGCAACTGGGAGCAAACCTATCAGACCATGCGTGGTTACAAGATCGTCCCCTACGGCATCAACAACGACTTTCCCGTGATGATCCGTGACATCATGGCCCGCAACAACCTCGCTCCGGGGGTACTCCACCGCAAACAGAACCTGCTGACCGGGCAGGGAGCATTTCTCTACGAAAACGCCTTCGACGGCGGCAAGATCACACGCCGCTGGGTCGATGATCCGAACATCTCCGCATGGCTCCGATCCTGGGACTACGATCGTTTCATCGACCAGGCCGCGACGGACTATCTCCATACAGGCGGGTTCTTCGCCATCCATCCCCTCGAACGCGGATACCGCCTGCCGGGACACGGCCGCCGCATCGCCCGACTGGAGTTCGTCAGCGCAAAAGACGCCCGCCTCGAATGGGCCGACTCCCGCAATATCGACGACGTGCGGCACATCCTCGTCGGGGATTTCGAAACGGCTTGTGTGAATTCCGGACTGCGGAGCTATCCCGTATTCGATCCGACCGATCCGGGCCGCTATCCGATTTCGGCATCCTACAACTACACCTATGCTTTCGGACGCAATTTCTACGCTACGCCCGGATTCATGGGTGCCATCCGCTGGATTCTCCGCGGTTCGGACATCCCGATGATCTTCCGGCATGTAACCGAAAACGGATTGAATCTGGCTTATCACGTACACTCCCCGCAGGGATACTGGGACCGGATCGAAGAAAAACTTCGGGAAAAGTATCCCGAAGAGCAGCCCGAGGAGATCGAAGCCCGCTACAAACAGGCCAAAAAGAAGATCCTCGACGCACTGACCGAAACCCTCTCCGGGAAACAGAACGCCGGGAAATTCTTCGAGTCCATCGACTCCTATGATGACGACCACAATCTCATCACATGGAAGATCGAGCCCGTAGACCAGAAGATCAAGGATTTCGTGGAGGCGCAGCTCAAGATCAGCGAGGCAGCATCCTCGGCGATTACTTCAGGCATGGCACTCCACCCCTCGCTGACGAACATCATGGTGAACGGCAAACTCGCCAGCGGCTCCGAAATGCTCTACGCCCTCAAGGTGTTCCTGCATTTCGACACGCGCATCCCCGAGCGGGTAATTCTCGGTCCCATCAACCAGGCTATCGCCTACAACTTCCCCGGAACCCGCTACCAGCTCGGGTTTTACCATGCAGTAGTCATGTCCGAGGAAGGAATCTCCGAATCCGAACGTATGAAAAACAACTGATGCCATGCTTTTCAACAAAGACAACGACGGTCCGGCCGAACTTCAGGAATTGCTGGGCATTTATTACCAGACCAACCGCTACTCCGTAATCGCCACGGAGATCGCGCTGGCGGAGGCGGACATTCGCCGCATGATCGGCAGCGAGCTCTTCGCGCGGGTCGAAACCTACTATAATTCTCCGGCATTCGAAACTTCCGGCTCCAACCCCGAAGCGCTGATAGCCCGAGCGGTCCGCCTTCCGGTTGCAGCGCTGGCCGTCTACCGCTTCTACCAGCAGAACACCGTAGGCCATGAGGACGAGGGACGCAAAGTGAAACTCGACAAGGAAAACGAGTCTATCCCGTGGCGCTGGCAGATCGAAATGGACGACCGAGCCCTGCTCGACCGTTATCACCGGCTGCTGGATGCCATGTACCGCCTCTTCGAGGAGAACGACATCCCGGAATGGCAGCAGGCTCCGGTGCTCAAACGGCTCAAAGCATCCCTCGTGCGTTCGCTGGATGAATTCCAGGAGGTATTCCCGATCGAGAACTCCTACCACACGTTCTATCTGCTCGCGCCCTTCATGATCGAATGCCAGGAGCGGAAGATCGTGCGGGTCGTCGGGGAGGAAAACTTCCGGAAGATTCTCGCAGGGGATACTGCTGAGGACAACCTCGAGGAGATCGCCGCAGCCGCAAAGAAGTGCATACCGCTCTATGCGGTGCAGACCGCCGTAAAGCGGATGTCGGTGCAAATCCTTCCGGACGCTGTCGTACGCCGCTTCTCGGCATCCTTCCAAGGAGGAAAAGCGAATGAACCGGCCGACATCCTGACAACACGATACCTGCTGCGCACGCTCGAAGAAGAAACCACGGACGCCCTCACCGAGCTCCAAAAGGCCGTAACCAAGCGGCGCAACGTTGCTGCCCAATATGATCCGCTGCCCGAGAACGATCCCCGAAACAAATACTTCACCGCCGGATGAACACACTCGAAATTCCCGGCCGGGGTATCGAAATCAGCATCCCGGCGACGTACGACGAGATGACCGGCCGTCAGGTCGTCTACATCATGCAATGCCTGGCGAAACATCGCGCGGGGCTTATGTCCATCGACGAGTTCCGGGTGAGGGTTCTGTACAAACTGTGCAGAATCCGCCGGACACTCCGGAGTGCGATCCGAACAGCATGGCATCCCGAGACGCCGGCGCAGCGCGAACGACGGGCCGAACAGGTCGCTCTCCTCTGCGATCAACTTCTCGGCGGCATTCTGGAAAAAACATCCGACGGTTATCAGATCCGGTTCGACTCCGTGCGCAACTTCTGGCCTTCGGTGCGCACCGGCTGGCGAAGGCTCTTCGGCCCGGCGGAGGCTCTGCTGGATATTTCGTTCGCAGAGTTCCGCGGGGCATCGGACGAAATGCAGCTCTATCTGCAAACCAACGACGACCATCATCTCGACCGGATGCTCGCATGTCTCTACCGGCCGGCCGGCCCGATCCAGCCCTCCGGCCGCCGCGTCGTCCCCTACTCGCCCGATACGCTCGACCGGTACGCCAACCTCTGCCGCCGCTTCAAGCCGTGGCAGAAACAACTCGTGCTGCTCTGGTTCTCCGCATGCGTGAGGTACATGCAGACCGGCCGCTTCGTCATCGGCAGCCAGGAGATCTCCTTCGCTGAACTGTTCAGTTCCGACACATCCGAGAAAGACGGGGACTCTCCCGGGTGGATTACCCTGCTTTACGACTTGGCAGAGAAACGAATCTTCGGAAGTATCGAAGAGACCGATCGGCAGGGGATGATCGAAATCCTTTCCTTATTGTACCACTATAAAAAACGAAACGATGCTGCTGCTCGCAAACACCGCTAAACTCATCCGATTCCTCGCCGCACTCCGGATTCCCGGAATTCGGGAGGCAAATGCCGTTGTAGACGAAAGTTCTGCGACCAAGATTCTCGGGAACGCCGCCATAACGGAGGCACAGATGATCATGACGCTCCCGGAGGCGAAGATCGACATGGAGAATGTGGACGCTCACCGCGAGGAGAACGCCGTCATCGTCTGGATACTCTCGAAAGGCGCCGGGATGGCCTCCGGTAAAATCGTGGATATAGACGAATATCTGCGGCTGCACGGCCTGATGGCGGCGACACTCGAAGCATTTCGCAGGGCGATACGCGAATCGGACAACGGGGCATGCCCCTATCTGGCAGGAATGCAAATCGAGCAAATCGTTGTGACTCCCGAATACAACGTTTTCGGGGGCTGGAACGGGTGGTGCGCGACCATAACGATCCGATAGGTTTCCCCGCGATTTCATATCCGCCCCGAAAAAATCGGGGCGTTTTTGTTTTTCCGGCAAAATACTTGCACAAATGTAATTTATAAATTACTTTCGCGTTATGAAATATAAAGCAAATCGCACAATGAAAACCGAGAAAACCAAACCGACCAGCATTTTGGAAAAAATGGTGGAAGACAAAAAGGCTATCCACAAGTGCATTCGTGAAGGTGGCGATTTGAAAAAAATTGCCAAAGAACGCCATGTACGATTCATTACACCCTTATAGCTACAAACTCTGCGGTGAATTAACATACGAATTTACAACAAAGGCTGGTGTTGTATATGTTGCGTATTTCCTCGATATGACCGCATATGACGACCTTTTCGAGAACGTATACACATTCAATTTCGACACCCGAGTAGAAGCAAATATTCCGCAAGATGACAGAATTGCAGATACAATCTGCGCGATAATCGGAGAGATTTTCAAAAACAACAATAATGCCGTCGTGATTGTCTGCGACAACACAGATCATCGGGAAAAAGGTAGAAACAGGCTATTTCAACAATGGTATACCCGTCTGCACGACACAGCGATTTGCAAGGTGGACAAACAATATAGGTCTGAATATTACGACATCTATTCATCCTGGAAAAAACGGTTAAAGTGACCCCTAAAAAACGGAGGAAGATGACCCCCAAAAGTTGAAGCGTAAAAAGAGTTCAA